TGGTCAATAGAAGATGCTTCTTGATTTAAAACTTGACCATTCTTATAAATTTCAAATATAGATGGTTTAATTCCACGTCTTACTTTCCATTGCACAGTACCAATAGAAAATTCAATTTCAACCAAACAATCTTTTTCATTTATAGAATTAATAAGTTGTGGTTTATTAATTCCACGAAAAGATTTTCCGAATAAAGAAAAAGTTAGTGCATCAAGAACAGTACTTTTTCCTGCTCCATTTGTACCAACTATCAATGTAGTGTTGGATTTGTTAAATTGAATTTCTGAAAATTGATTTCCAGTAGATAAAAAATTTTTAAATCTTATTTTTTCAAATAATATCATTTTGTTCTGGGGGTATCACAATGTCATTAGAATCAAAAATTATATACTGATGCCCATGCATCTCACAAGCTTGAACTATGATTTCCTTTTCAACTTCAATGATGTTCATTTCTGGACTTCCATTCTCCTCCAGCATCATTGCAAATCGAGTAGCATCATCTTCCTCTTCAAAGATATAAAGAACTTGATCTCCATAATCATTTCTTACAGAATATGCACCTTCATCTTCTCTTCCATTTATTGTTATAATAAACATTTTAGAACACTTCGCAAGACTCCCGATAAACTTCCCGAATCATGTTCCTTAAAGTTGATTTATCTAACTCTACTTCAGATTCAGTAATATATCTATTCAAAATAGAAAGCGTATCTTCAGATTCAATATCTTCGTTATTTTCTATTTCTTCAGATGCTTGAAAATTTTCGACAATCTTTACTTCGTATGGGTTATGTGAATAAAGTGTTTCTATGAACTTTTCAAATTTTTTGATGTTCTTTTTGTTCCTTACAACTACCTTTACAATTTTATTTTCACATTCGGAAATTTCATCGTAATTATTTACATCCTCATTATAATCAAAACTATAATGCATTCTGTAAGGATTATTAATGTGAAAGTGTTCCAAAGTTTCAGTATCAAAGATAGTAAATCCTCTAGAATCCTTTACATCAGACCAGAACATTTCATATGGATTTCCTAGGTAGAAGATTTTTCCATTATCCGATCGAGTGTGATAGTGTCCCGAAAAGACCTTGGTGAACTTGTCAAATAATTTGCCATCCATACCGTGGTCCATGACGATTTGAGAATTAACTCTAAATCCGTTGAGTTCAAGGTGCCCCATCGCACATAGGCAAGATGTATTTTGAATAAGTTTAAAAGACTTTTCTTGATTATTTTCATTAATCCAAGGTAAAAATAAAATATCCAATCCACCAATATTTACCTCAGATGGAGATGAATAAGTTTGGATGTTTGAGTATGAATTGAGAAGAAGTTCTGGAGAATTGACCTGATTAGTATTCTTATAATAAGTATCGTGATTACCAATTATCATATGAACCTTATACTTAGACAAAGGTTCAAATACAACTCTTTTTGCCCATTCAAGACTTGCGTAATCAATTGCTTTGCGAGAATCAAATGCGTCTCCCATATGGATGACTGTATCTATCCCGTACTCTTCGAGCGTCGGGAAAAAGACAGTTCTATAAAAATTCTCAAAGTATTCTTCAAATACTCTGGAACCTTTTTTAAACCCAAAGTGACTATCTGTGATTATAGCGACCTTCATTCAATACCGAAGTTTGATGTGGACATTTTCTTTGATACTATTATAATCGGAATAGTTGGATCCGTCAATAGTGTTGTCGTCATAAAAGACTTCACTAAATCCAGTCTTTTCTAAGATTTTATTTTTAATTTCTAGTTGCTTTTTCTCCTTTTCAATTCTTCTTAGGAAAGCATAATAAATCACTTGCGTAAAATAAGCAAATGGATTATTTGATTTATCTGCATCAAAATTTAAAACATACTGAACACAATTTTCAATTCCATCAGAAATCATTTCATCAATAAAAATATAATTGATAAAATTTGTTTTATATGATAGATGTGTAGCAATTTTTAAAAAACACTCTCCAATATATCTTGGGATCTGTGGTTTATTTGGACTTTTCCAGGTCCTTATTTCCTTATCCGTAATATCTGGATTCTCTTTCACTGCTTCTTTCTTTACCTTTTCTTTGTATAAAATTAAGGCTTCAAGAAATTCTTTATTATTTACATAATGCTCTGTCTTTTTTTGTCTTGGCATATTCAGTACACTCGCCATAAATTATCCTAATCTATTATGTAGATATTATACCACAGGGAACATGAATATGGGTAGTTGACAAGAGTATCAAAATGAAGTTATAATACCTTTGTCAGGGTTGATAGAGATAATTTAGCTATTATTATAGAGTTTCTCTAGAAGTTTCTTAGCATCATTTACGTTACTCAGATAACCCATTTTTCTAGATGCTACTTTTCCAGAGTAATCAGATTCATCTTGTCGTATGAATTTTTCATACATTTGAATCATAGTAACATCATTAGATTCTGTTAGTGTAAGAATATCATCAATATTAACTACAAATAAATCATTATTGGTAGTTTTCATCCATGGTTCTACTTTATACCCTGTAACCATCCCACCTCTTTTACGAGTATTAATTTCAGTTACAACGATTGGATTGCTCAATAAAAGAATTGTTTTATCCCTTTCCTTTGAAGGTGCTACCTTAGCAAAAACTTCTTCACCATTTTTAAATTTTATTGATGAGTAAAAATCTTCAAGATCTTCTTTATCAATTAAGAAAATACTTTGGGGTTCTACTTTTGCTAAAGTAGTGTCTTCCTTTTTTCCTGTAAACAAACTTAAAATTTTCTGATACATATTATTTTATTTTAAATTGATTGGAATTATTTCATAGTTAAAATTTTCTTCGTTGTAAATTTTAATTCTTTCAATAAAATGATTTAGTGTATAATTTTTTCTTGAGTTGTAAGTACAATCATCGGAAATATCATAAAGTACTGCTTTTGTTTTATTATTTCCTTTCCGTAGAACTCTTCCGATAGATTGTAAATTTCTAATTCTTGATTTGCTTGGAGAAGCAAAAACTACATTATGAAGATTTTTAATATTAATGCCTGTAGAGAATACTCCGTAAGATGCTACGATGATTGCATTATTTTCTCTCTCAGTAATCTCTCTTACTTCTTCTCTTTCAGATGTATTTACTCCACCATGAACGAAGAAAACTTTTCTACCATCTTTTACTGAATTATTTATGAGTTCAAAAAGAGGTACTCCATGACCTTCAATTCGTGAAAACAATACAAGTGTATTTCCCTTCAAATCCAAAACAAGATTTTTAATAAATTTATTTCTTTTTTCATTTCCAATAATAAACTGAACTTCATCTTCAAAGGTATCAAATTTTTGAGGATTATGTTTAAGTGTAAGACACCGAATATCTAATGTAGAAATATGACCTTTATCCATCAACTCCTTTGTTCTTGTTACTTTGTATGATGGACCAAACACTCCCTCTAAGACCCACTTATGCGTCTGTGTGCCGTCTAAAGTACCTGTGAACCCAAATCTATACTTACATGAGTGTAATTTACTCATGATACTAATCAGAGACTTACTCTTAAATAGATGTGCCTCATCACCAATCACTACTTCATAATCATTAAAGAATTGTTTCTCTAACTTGTAAATAGATTGCCAAGTTGTTATAGTAACCTGATGTTCATTTGTTTTCTCTCTTCCACTATAAATTTTGTGACAGTATGACTCAGCATCCCAACCATAATCCTCAAAGTCCTTGTACATCTGCTCTACAAGAGATGTCGTCGGAACAACTAAAAGAATTTTTTTGCCTTTATCCACATAATATCTTACGACAGAATAAATCATCAGTGATTTGCCGCTGGCAGTGGGGCTTATCAATAATTTTCGATTATACCGTAGAGCACCATATACTCCCTCAATTTGATAATCACGAGGAGCAAATGAACAAATAGAATGCATGTAATCTTTTACACCTTCCATTGAGATCTCTTCGTTCACTTCAAATGGAAGACCATAAAATTTATTCTCCACAAACTCATAAGTATAATCGTGGAGTTTTAATTTGGAAATGACTTTATCTAATAGTCCAACATAAATTTCACCAGTATGAACTGAAAGAAGGCGAATCATTCCATCCCAATACTTACTTCTCATTTGAGGCATAAACTTTGCCCCTGGAACTTCAAATGTAAAGTATTCTTGGAGTTCATACAAAATATGAGGTTCACATTCTAACTTGATGTAAACCTCATTCTTCTTATGGATTTTTACGTCACACATAACAAGTCATTCAGTTATGTGTATTTATTTGTTTATCCAAGACCCGATTGAAATCTCATAAACTCAATTGAGTTTTTAATTTGATAAGTTCTATTATGTATTTGCTTCAAAATATCTTCAAGATATTTTAACATTATATCATAATATTCCACCTTCAAAGTTACTTTGGAAAGTTTGTCGTCAGCATTTAAATATCTTTCCATATCATTCTTATCACGAACTTTTTTTGGAAAAGGGTCATCAATATAAACATCAGGATCTGCTTTTCCAGAATAGTATTGGTGCCTTTCGTGCCTTATTTTTCTTTTCTGTTGCTCTGCGTTTTTTCTTAGAAGAACTATATTATTATAAAGATCAAAATATTTTGCATGTAATGATGGGGTATTTAAAGATTCTGTATGTAAATTGTCAATATCAATCTTAGAATCTTTTTCCCACATGCTCTGTATCAATTCGAGATCAAGTGCCATAAATTAACTGTATTTTTTGGGTAGATAGTTTCCTTTTTTATCAGTGATATTATACATCAAATATTTAAAACTGACTTCTGCTGTGAAGTATTCTTCATCAGTATTTGTTGCATCAAAGCTAAGTTCTGATAGTCTGTATGGAAACATTCCTCTAAAAATAACCTTGTAATTGACTCTTTCATTACTGGTATTGAGTAAAAGAGTTCCATCAGAATATAAATTCATATCAGAATTTTCTGGCGCCTCAAATTTTTCATTTGAACTTTGCCAATCATAAATTTGCTGAAGACTTTCTGGGAATCCCAGTCCACGCATCCAATTTTGTATTTCCATATAATTTGTAAGGTCTTCATCAACTAAAAAACGGATTGTAAAGTCATCAAACTGCATCATGTCTCCAGGAACAGGAATGTTGTTCGTATATGTTGGTTGAACTGCTACCCCCAATTGAATTCCTGGAATATTTACTGAATTGGTAAGAAATGCAACTTTTGGAGATCTGTTCAAGGTAAAAATAAATTTTACAGTAGAAAGAAAATTTCTATTTTCTACTTGCCTATCTGCACCATAAGTACTGTATCTTTCTGCCATTTCCCTTTTCTAATTATTTAGATAAAAAAAAAGGACCCCTATGGGGGTCCTCCAGAAAAACTCAGTGAACCTAATGAATCACATCAGGTTTTGAACACGAACTCTTCTGTAGTAGCGGTTAGTACCAACATTGAGACGATTACCAGTGTCGGTAACAAGACCAGATGCAGCACCGTCATTGGCAAATGGGTTTGCGACCATGCCATAACGGGTCTTAAATCCAATCTTGGGCTGGAAGGTGTTCTCGCCAACTGCACGTACCATCTGGAGAGGTACATATGGGCAATAGAACAGACCAGCATCATAAGGGGAAGAACCCTTATAACCAACAACGTAGTATTGTGCGCCTGAACCAGCAGAACCAACGTTTGCTGAATAAGGATCGATATATACACGATACTTACCCATCAGAGTACCAGCAAAGGTGTTGCCAGTATCATCAACGTTCAGGTTAGCGTTGAGTGCAGGGGTGTAATCGAGAACACCAGCCATGGTCAGTGCTGAAGCAACGTCAGCAGAGCACATGATGATGTTGCCCTTTCCTCTACGAGTTCTCTGAGCGATTGCGTTAGCATCACGCTCGATCTGGAAGAGGAGACCCTTGAACTTCTCAACAGACCAACGTCCGTTTGAGTCGATATCAAGGTCAAATACACCAGGAGTTGCTACGTTCTGAACAGCACCCTGCTCAGCAACCTTGTAGATGGTTCTGATGACTTCGCGGTTGATTTCAGCAAGAATTTCGCTAGAAAGAATGTTAGCGAGTTCTGCTTCAGCATTCAAACCGTGAATTGCCTTCAGATCCTGAGCAAGCTCAAGGCTGTATTCTGCTTTCAGAGCACGGCTCTTAGCAGTAACAGTGACCTTCTCGATTGAGAATGCCATCTGATTGAACTGAT